GATCCGACCTAAACCCGAGAACTGCGAAATATGTGGTAAACGTGGAAAGATCACGTTCGACCATGGTCATCAAACGGGTGTCTTCCGAGGTTGGCTTTGTTATGGGTGCAACATCGCGCTCGGTAAGATTGAGCGGTGCGGCGTTGAGAAGCTCGTTGCGTACCTAGCCCAAGGAAAGTAGACTCCCCCCATGGCGTATCGCACCGACTCTCTTTCGGTCTCTGCAGAGCATCCAATTCACAGTCTTGACCCGCGTGAACGGCAGTTTGCTATGTTCATTGTGGAGGGCAAGAGCATTCGTACGGCGGCGTTGCTTGCCGGGTATGGTGGCGAGTCTATGAATGGCAGATCGCGGAAGCGGTTGAGTGAAGACCCGCGTATTGTGCGGGCGGTGAATTTCATGCGGAAGAAGAGTGAGCAGAGTATTTTGACGAGTAGGAAGAAGGTTTTGGAGGGGTTTCTTTATGCGATTGAGCAGGCGAAGCTGACTGCCGAGCCGATGGTGCAGATTGCTGGGTGGCGGGAGATCGGGAAGATGTGTGGGTATTACGCGCCCGAGGTCAAGGAGATCAATATCAATATTGGGGCCAAGCGCGTGATTGGGCAGCTAGAGGTTTTGTCTGATACGGAGCTTCTTCAGCTCATTGAGAAGGATCGTGAGGCGATTGAGGGTGAAGCGCGGGAGATTCTGAGCCAGACGGCTGAGGGCGAAGAGGCGAGCGATGTACCCCCCGAACTACGCGATTGATGCTGCGGATGTAGCGGAGTTACCGCCTGCGCACCGGCTGGAGATGGCGAGCCGGATTCTTGCCAGACGAAATTTGATTCATTTCATCCAGCGGATGAAGCCGAATTATGAAGCGGGGTGGGTGCATCGGGACATCGGGGCGAGACTTGAGCGGTTCAGTCTTGCAGTGCGTGAGAAGAAGTCACCGCGCTTGATGATTCTGATGCCGCCTCGGCATGGCAAGAGCGAGCTTGCTAGTGTGCGCTTCCCGGCGTGGCACTTGGGGCATTGCCCCGATCATGAAATTATCAATTGCGGGTACAACATGGACTTGCCCATGCGGTTCAGCCGGTGGGTGCGGGAGATCGTGCGCGACAAGGCGTACACGGCGCTGTTTGAGCAGTGCGTGATTGACCAAGAGTCGCAGAGTGCCGAGGCGTGGAACGTGACCATGGGGGGAGGGTTTACGGCGGCGGGCGTGGGCGGTGGTATTACGGGGAAGGGTGCGCATGTCTTGATTGTCGACGACCCGATCAAGAATCAGGAGGAAGCGGACAGCGTCACGGTGCGTGACGCGTTGTGGGATTGGTACTGGAGTACGGCGTACACCCGGCTTGCCCCGGGCGGCGGGGTGTTGGTTATTCAGACGTGGTGGAACGATGATGACTTGGCGGGGCGGCTGCAGTCGCGTATGCGGGCGGAAGGCTCGGTCACGGACCAGTTTGACGTGGTGAAGTACCCGGCACTGGCTGAAAGCTTTGAGTATGAGAACGAGGCCACGCAGGTGATTGAGAGGTTCTCCGAAGACTTACCTCCTGAAGCGAAGGAGGGCATGAAGTTCTTGCGTGCCCCCGGAGAGGCGCTGCACCCGGAGCGGTATACGAAGCAGATGCTTGAGAATTATCGTGAGAACATGCCCAAGCGCATGTGGAGTGCCTTGTACCAACAAAACCCCGTGCCCGACGAGGGCATGTATTTCCAGAAGGACTGGATCAGGTTTGAAGCCCTAAGCCCACCGCACTACAACAGGAACGTGTATCAGGCGTGGGACTTTGCATGGGGGTTGAAGAACCACAACGACTACACGGTAGGTGTAACGCTGGTGCAGGACGAGAACAATCATCTGCACCTTGTCGATGTCACTCGCTTCAGGGGTGACACGTTCATGGTTGCGCAGGAGGTCGTGGACATGGCGATCAAGTGGGGGTCGGACCCGACTGCCCCGCTTGTGCTTGGGTTTGAGGATGGGGGTATCTGGCAGGGGGTGAAGCCGTTTATGAAGGCGGTCATGATGGAGCGGAATTTCTTTCCGCCGTTTGAGGAACTGAAGCCGCTTACGGATAAGATGGCTCGGGCGAGGAATTTGCAGGGGCGGCTGCAGCAGGGGCGGCTTTGGCTCCCGCAAGAGGCGGCGTGGGTCAGTACGGTGGTGACGGAGCTTCTGCGTTTCCCGGCAGGAGCGCATGATGACATTGTGGACGCTTTGGCTCATGCTGTGAACCTGTGCGTGGGGAAGACGCCTAAGCGCGGGCGGGCACCGAGGGCGCTGAAGTCGTGGAAGGACAAGCTGCCGGGTATTGGTGCGGGTGGTGACGCGACTCACATGGGGGCGTGATGAAAGCAGGCGAGCTTGTGATGCGGTTGTTTCATGCGCGGACGACGGCGCACGTGCTGCACTTGAAGTCACGGAGCTACGCACAGCACGTGGCGCTCAACGAATTCTACGATGGCATCATTCCATTGGCTGACTCGTTCGCTGAGGTCTATCAGGGCGAGTACGGGCTGATCGATTCTTTCCCGACGAAGTACACTCCGGTCATGGAGCCGATTCCGTTCGTCAAAGACTTGGCGGATTGGATTCAGGACAATCGGTACGAGTGCGCGGGCAAGGAGGACACGCACTTGCAGAACATCATCGATGAAATGGTCGCGCTTACACGCGAGGCCGAGTACAAATTGACGTTCTTGAAGTGAGGATGACATGGCTAGGCTCACCGCCCAAGCACGACGCGGCCTTCGGTCCTCGGTATTCGCAGGGCCGAACCGGTCCTTCCCCATTCCCGACGCGGGCCATGCCAAAGCGGCCTTGGCTCTGATTCGTCACGCACCAGCCAGTGCCCGCCCGAAGATTCGTGCACGGGCGCACAAGATGCTCGGACTTAGAAGGAAGTAACCATGCCCGTCGACACCACGCTTGCGAACAGACTCTGGCTTCGGTATCAGTACCTGCGTGACAACGGGCACAACGAGTACATCGAGAAAGCGGACAAGTGCGAGCGGTTTTTTCGCGGGGTGCAGTGGAGTAGCGCGGACATAGCGCGGCTGCAGTTGAGTCGTCGTCCTGCGCTGACGATCAACAAAATCCTCAGCACGATGTCGAACGTCATGGGCGAGCAGATTTACAACCGGACGGATATCTCGTTTCAGCCACGGGCCGACGCGAGTCCGGACACGGCTGAGGCGCTGAACGTGGTGTTTCGGCAGGTGAGCGACAACAACCAGCTTGACTGGCGTCGGTCGGATATGTTCTGCGACGGCGTGATTACGTCTCGGGGCTTTCTTGATACGCGCTTGGACTTCACTGACTCGATGCAGGGGGAGATTCGGATCGGGAACTTGAACCCGAAGAACGTCTTGATCGACGCTGATGCGGACACCTACGATCCGGACGACTGGAACGATGTGATGCTGACCAAGTGGATGACTTGGCAGGACATTGAGTTGTTGTACTCCAAGGAGGATGCGGAGCTGCTCAAGACGCGGAACAATTCGTTCTTCCAGTACGGCTTCGATTCGATTGAGCGGACTCGGGATCGGTTCGGGCCGGAGTCGCAGCGTGGGTATTTCCAAGAGCAGGCGCAGGAGGGAGACGTTCTTCGGAATATCCGGGTCATCGAGCAGCAGAAGCGAGTGATCTCAATGCAGGAGCATCTGGTCGACCCGAAGACGGGGGACATGCGCCCGGTGCCGGATTCATGGGACCGTGAGAAGATCGGGGCGGTGATAGCGCAGTATCAGCTCACCACGACTAAAAAGTTGGTGAAGCGGATCAGGTGGTCGGTGATTGCCGACTCGGTGCGGCTGCATGACGACTGGTCGCCGTTTGAGCATTTCACCGTCGTGCCGTACTTCCCGTATTTCCGGCGCGGGCGCACTATTGGTCTGGTTGAGAATCTGCTTGATCCGCAGGAACTTCTAAACAAGGTCACGAGCCAAGAACTGCACGTTGTGAATACGACCGCGAACAGCGGGTGGATTCTGAAGACCGGTGCGCTGAAGAACATGACCCTTGAGGAATTGGAAGCACGGGGCGCGGAGACTGGCCTGATCTTGGAGCTTGATGAGGTCGTCAACGCGGAGAAGATTCAACCGAACCAAGTACCCACGGGGCTTGATCGTGTTTCGTACAAGGCTGAGGAACACATCAAGACGATTTCGGGCGTCAGTGATTACCAGACGGGCGCGGCACGTGAGGATGTCTCTGCTAAGGCTGTACAGGAGAACCTCAAGCGAGGTTCGCTTAACCAAGCCAAGTCCACCGATTCATTGAATCGCACGGACTACATCTTGGCGCGGAACGTGCTGAGCATGATTCAGCGGTTCTATACGGAGCCGCGCCTTGTTTCGATTACCAAGAACCACATGACGGGGGAGCAGCAGCAGGTTCAGGTGAACCAGCCGACGCCGGAGGGGAGCATTTCGAACGATTTGAGTTTGGGCGAGTTTCAGATCGTGGTCACGTCGGTTCCGCACCGTCAGACGCTCGACGCGCAGCAGTTCGAACAGGCCGTGGCGCTGCGTGAACAAGGCGTGCCGATTCCAGACGAAGTGCTGATCGCGCACAGCGCCCTGTACAAGAAGGACGACATTCTCAAGAAGATGGCCGAGGCGACGAACTCGCCGGAAGCGCAGCAGGCGCAGCAGGCGCAGCAGGTTGGTACGCAGTTGAACCTGCAGGTGCTGAAGTCGAAGGCCGAGAAGGAGAGTGCCGACGCCGTACTGAAGCAGGCCAAGGCGAAGAAGGAGACGATTCAGGCGGCGGTCGAGATGAAGAACGCGCAGGGGCAAGACCCGGAGATGATGAAGGCGCAGGCCGAGATTCAGCAGAAGCGCGAGGAAGGACAAATCTCGATTGAAATCAAGCGGATGGAGCTTGAGATCAAGCGCGAGGAGTTGGAGCTGAAGAAAGAGGAGTTCGCGCTGAAGCAGAGGGTGGATCAGGAAGAAGCGCAGATGGGGTTGCAGGTCAAGGCAGCGAACGCGGGGGCAGATGTGGCTATTGCCCAGCAGAAAGTGGGTCAGTCGCAGGAAATGCACGAGAGTAAAATGGCCCAGATGGCTGAGCAGCAAAAAATGAAGTCTAAACAGGAGAAAAGTAATGGGGCAAGACGCGGAAATCGTTGATCGTGGTGACAATCTCGTCGCAACGGACGAGAAAGTTGCTGAAAAAGCCGAAGAGAAGGTCATTGACCTGTCTGCGGGCGACAAAAAGGTCGTTGAGGAGGTCAAAAAGGAGCCTGAAGTTGGGCCGGAGCGTGATGCAAAGGGGCAGTTCATCCCCAAAGCACGCTTTGACGAGGCGGTAACGAAGGAAAGGGACAAAGCAGCGGCGCTTGCGGCGCGGAACGCTGAGCTTGAGGGCCATTTTGCGGCTCAGGTGACCAGTCAGGACATCACCGAGGCTCAGAAGGTTGTCAGGGACTTGATTAAACAGCGAAATTCGCACTTGGGTGACGGTGAGTTGGACAAAGCAACGGAGATCGACAGCAAAATCGTCGAGCTTCAGGAAGCCATCGCGGATCGGAAGGCGGAACTGAAGGTTGAGTCGGCTAGAAACTCCGCTGTCGAGTCCATGAAGTACGACGCGGTGGTGGAGCGGCTTGAGGAGGAGCATCCAGAGCTTAATCCGGACTCGGATGAGTACGACGAAGACACGGCTACGGAGATCAGGGCCTTGATGAAAGGTTACCAGTCCGAGCTTCGGCTCAGCCCCGCCGCAGCACTGCGTCGCGCCGCAGGCCGGGTGTTCGGCACGACGAAGGCGGCGGTGAAGGAAGACAAGACGGCGGAAGAAGGGGTGCGGCGCAAGACCGAGGCGACGGAGCGGAACCTTGACGCAGCCAAGAAGCAGCCCGCGTCTACCAAGGAGGTCGGGTTGGATCATGACAAGAAGGGGGGTGGTCTGGATCAGAAGACCGTCATGTCGATGAAGTACGACGAGTTCGTCAAGATAGGGGACGAAGTGCTGTCCCGCCTTAGAGGAGACACGTTGTAAAGGATCGGGGGGTTGACACCCCCCGAGTGGAGTAGTAGTGTCGGTTCGTTCGCCACGCGGGCGTAAAACGCACTTCGCACGTAGCAGCGAGACCGCTACACCATAAAGTGCAGTTCCCCATCCACTTTTAGCGGAGTCGCCAAATGGCACTTACCAATTTTGCCCTGCTCACTACTGAGCAGAAGACGATTTGGAGCATGGACCTGTGGAAACAGGCCCGCAACATGTCATTCATCAACCAGTTCCTCGGCAACGGGCCGAACGCGATGGTTCAGCACATCACGGAACTGAAGAAATCCGAGAAGGGCGCGCGTGCAGTGATCACGCTGCTTGCTGATCTGGCAGGCGACGGTATCGCGGGCGACCGTGCACTGGAAGGTAACGAAGAAGCAATGAAGACGTACGATCAGGTCATCCGGATCGATCAGCTTCGTCACGCCAACCGGATTGAAGGTCGCATCGCGGACCAGAAGTCGATTGTCGAGTTTCGCAACAACAGCAAGAACGTCCTCGCATACTGGCTGTCGGATCGTATGGATCAGATGGCGTTTCTGACGCTCGCCGGTTATGGTTACGACAAGCTGAACAGCGCCATCGGCACCACGCGTACCGGTTCGGATTTGCAGTACCTTGAGTTCGCTGCGGATGTCTCCGCACCGACTTCCAAGCGATACGGATGGTGGGACAAGGCGAACCTGAAGGTGCAGTGGGGCACGGGTACTGGCTCAGTCACCGCGACGGACTATCCGACGTGGGAACTGTTTGTGGCGATGAAGGCTTACGCCAAGGACCACTACATCCGTGGTATCAAGGAGTCCGGTGGTGAGGAAACTTACCACGCCTTCCTGACGCCGTCCGCGATGGCGAGGCTGAAGCTCGACACGACGTATATGAACAACCTGCGTTATTCGCAGCCTCGCGGCGACGGCAATCCGCTGTACGCAGGCTCGGTTGTGAAGATCGATGGCATCTACCTGCATGAGTTCCGCCACGTACCGAACACCCGGTTGTCACCGGCTTCTTCGAAGTGGGGTGCGTCTAGCTTGGTTGATGGATCGGTGGTTCTGTTCTGTGGTGCACAAGCGCTCGGTATGGCTGATCTTGGCAATCCTGAGTGGGTCGAAGAAGAATTCGACTACGGCAATCAGTTGGGTATTTCGGTGTCGAAGATCATCGGCTTCAAAAAGCCGGTCTTCTTCAGTCAGTATGAGACCACGACTGAAGACTTCGGCGTTCTCTCGGCCTACTGCGGAGCGTAATCAATCATGGCACTTATCAAACCCACTCGTGGTGCGCAGTATGTCGTTTGCTCGGAGTACGCCTTCAATTTCAACGACACCGTCGTTGACATCAACGGCGTTACAAAGCAATTCGGAGCTGGTGCAATTGCCGAAGCACCGGTTGCTGACATTATCAACCTGCCGCCGTTCACCGAGGTTCTTCTGGTTCAAACGGCGATTGTCACGCAGGGTGTCGGCCCCTCGGCTTACACCATTGATCTTGGCGTAGCGGGCACGACGACGGCCTTCGCAGTGGCTTCTTCGTTGCTTGGCGCGTCGGGTACGAAGGTTGCCGGTGCGCTGACCAACCCACGTGCAGCGTCAGGTGGCCTGAATGTTCGGCTGACCATGGTTGATTCGGTCGCGGTTGCGACTGCCGGTTCGTTCCGGGTTAGTCTCCTGTGGAAATCCGATGGCAAGATGAACGAAGCCACGCCTGCGTAACACTTCCAGACGGAAGCGCTATAGACTAAGGGGGACCGCGCAAACGGTCCCCTTTTTTCTCATGGAATCTGACATGACGCCCCCTATTATCATTGCCAAACTAGTCATCACGGCGCAAGCTGACGGGACGTTGCACGTTACGGGCAACGTCGAGGACTATAACTATGCCGTAGCCATGCTCGACCTTGCAAAAGACGCAATCAAGCAGCACTGCACGACGACGCCGAAGGCAAAGGTCGTCGTGCCTGCTGACTACACGCAGTTCCAACGCCTTGCTTAACGGAGAAAATCAATGCCGTGGTTCACACTAAACAGGAACTATGCCCTCTCGACTACGAAGGGGCACTCAGTCAATTTCAAACGGGGTGAAAAGACGTGGGTGCCGCAGGGCATCGTGCAGGAAGCGATGGCCATCGGCGCTTTGCCGGAAGACCCGATTGACGAAGTACTGCCACCGCCACAGACGCCAGAGAAGAAGCAGTTGGATGAAGGGGCGCGGAAGAAACTGGTGTTCGAAGCTTTTGAGAAGCTGCTGCTTCGCGCCGCGCGGGGGGACTTCTCCGCGAGCGGACACCCACACCCGAAGAAGCTTGAAGACATCCTCGGTTTCGACATGCCGCAGAAGGAGCGTGAGCTTCTGTGGGACCAATATCGTGCCATGAAAGATGAGGAAGCGCGGCAGTGAACTCAACTTCGCTCTTGGAATTCTGGCGGTCGCAAGTCATGGATAGCGAGCGCCGCTATCTGTGGTCTGATGATGAGGCGTTTGCTTATATGAACGAAGCTCAGAATCAGTTCTGCCGGTTGACTGAGGGCATCAGTGATGCCACGACGCCGGAAGTGGTGCGCGTGTCGGTGGAAGCTACGGAAATCTTCGCGGACGTTCACCCGAAGATTCTCACTTTCCGCCAAGCCGTACTGCTTTCGACGGGCAACAAGCTCGATATCAAGAACCACACTGAGATCACGAAGTGGGACAACGCCCTCGGTAACATCACTGCGATGATCGTCGGTATGGAGCGCAATAAGATACGGTGGGACAAGACGCCGACCGTAGCGGACGAAGTGAATTTGCTTGTCTTCCGTCTGCCACTCGACACCATCAACGCACCTGACCAAGAGTTCGAAATCGAAGACACGCACCACGTGTCACTCAGCTTCTGGATGAGCTACTTGGCGTATCTCAAGCAAGATACGGAAACATTTGATAAGCGAGCGTCCGACCGGGCGAAAGCGAACTTCGAAGCGTATTGTGCACAGGCGGCGGCTGAGCAGCGCCGCTACAAGCAAAAGCCGAGGTCCATCGCCTACGGAGGTATTTGATGGGGGATGAAGAAAGAACTCCATGGCACACCAACACCGTATCGTGGGGGCAATTTATCCTTGCGCTGGTCGTAGCAGTAGGGGGCGTGTTCGCTGCCGTATTCGCGGACAGGCTCGAGATCGACCGCAGGCTGACCGTCGTGGAGCAGCACCAACGCTATGCCGATGCCGTCGAGGCGCGCGAGGCGACGGAGTATTCAGCGTTACGCGGCGCGGTCGACTCGAAACTGACCGACATCCAGCGGCAACTGGTGGTGATCACCATCGAGCTGGCCAAGCACGAGTCGGCGCAGAATGGCGATGAGACTCGTCGTGGGTTGAAGATGCCAAGATAGGGGGACCGCACTATGAAAATATTTCTCGCACTCGCTGTCGGTGTTCTCGTCACAGGTACTGCTTCTGCGGTCACTGTGATATCCGATCCTTGCATTGCTACCGTAACCCACTGCGGACGGTATGAAGGCGGTGTGTTCAAGGCTGATTTTCCTGTCGTAGCAGGTGCGTGCAACTTCAACATCAGCGCGCAGCCGGTTGGCACCACGGTCTACACTGCGACTTGCGTAATCAATGATCCAGTATGGGGGCGGAGAGAATCCGTACAATCGCTCCCTTTGTCTGTACCAAATCCCGCAGTACCCACAGCACCAATAAATCTTCACGTCGTCCCATAATCTGCAAACGGAAATGAACCAGCAAGAGCTACGCACTGCGTTCGGACATCCGAACGTCAAGGCGTGGTACATGATGATGCGCCGGGGCGAATCTTCGCTCACGGATGCTGCATACACGATGGTGAACGGACGCCCCCCGTTTACCGACTTCAGTAAGCACCCGTACGAAGGGCTGAAAACGACGGAGGGAGGGAGAGCAGCCGGTGCGTCGCAGTTCATTCCGACTACGTGGGGGGAGCTGCAAGAGGAATATGGCTTCCCTGATTTCAGTCCTGATTCACAGGACTTGGGGTATGTCGGCTGTCTCGTCAAGCGTCACGCACTTGATGATGTGATCGAAGGTCGGTTTTGGGAAGCGTTACGGAAGTGTCACGCCGAGTGGCCATCGCTGCCCGGTGGCATCGAGCAGAACCAGACTGCGGAAAGGTGCCGCGATACATACTTGCAGTATGGCGGCACGATCAGTGACGAGACACAACCCCCAGCACCGATTGAAGACCGTAGCACAACACAGGAGAAGCCCGTGGGCGCACTCGCACTGCTACCGATGATCGCGCAGTTCATCCCGCAGATCATGTCGTTGATCAAGCCGAACTCCGCGAGTACGGTGAAGGATGCGCAGACGGCACAGATGATCCTGAACATCGCCACGCAGGCGGCGGGTGTGTTGATGCCGGGGCAGACGGCTACGGCGACTCAGGTCGGCGCGGCGGTGGACGCCATGCAGGCCGATCCGGCCTTGGCCAAGAAGGTGCAGGAAGCAGTGGTCACGCACCCCGAGGTCATCGGCTTGCTCGAAATCGGCGGCGGCGTAAAGGAAGCGCGGGCGTACGGGCAAGCTGTCCAAATCGCGGATAAGCCATTCTGGTACAACCCGACATTTTGGATTTCGGTAGGGTTCTTCCCGATGATGTACATGATTACATACGCGGTGCTGTTCACGGTAGCACCGGATGCGAAGGCGACGCCCGAGATGATGGAGAAGCTGATGTGGTATCAGCGTATTGGTTTCGATCCGAATACGCGCAGCGGTCTTGTCAATCTTATCGTCGGTTTCGTGTTCGGCGGCATAGTCGGTGTGTGGTTCGGCACAAGCTGGGGGTCGCTACGCAAGACCGAACTCGCTGCGTCTGGAAAGGAAATCTGATGAGCTTTCGCGTAGACAAAGTATCGGTGCAGATAGAACTCATGAATGAGGGTGCGGGTTATCGCACTATTCATTTCGAGTTCACGCCGCACGTGGACGATCCACTGACGAAGTTGTTGCTGGAAAAAAACGCGGAGGTCATCGAGCAGCGTATTGCTACGATGACCCCGCCAACGATGGGTGACCTTTTCATAGGATAAATCATGGACGCAAGCATTCTCATTGCCAAGCTGCAAGCGATCATCGCAGAGTTGAGTGGTAGTCCACCGCCGTTGACTGCCCCACCCGGGTATGTCGCAGTACGCCCGACCGGGCCGCGCGGTGCGGGCAAGGTGCGCTTCTGGCCGGAGGGGTGGCCTAATCTCGGCAGTCCGCGCGACGGAGAAATGATCCTCGCCTATGCAGACCGCTGCTCGCGGATAGTGGACCCGGCCACAGGTCATCCGTTCTGGCAGCATGGACGCTGGCCCTCGTTGCCGGGGTTTGATCCATATCAAGCTCCGAGCGGCATGTCGGAAATGCTTGACCGGCTCACTTACCACGATGACTGGGCGACGCAGGAAGAACTGGATATGGCCGCTAGACTCGCGGAGCGTGACGCCGCTGGAAAAAATCAGTTCAGTCCAAACTAGGAGAGGTAGACTATGCAACCGAAACACACTCATGAAGCACAGCTCGCGGTACTGGCCAAGCGTGTGAAGAAGTTGGAGCAGCGGCTGACTCCACGGCCCAGTCCGTCGTGGCCCCCGAAAGTATCGACGGCTCTCCCTCTGTGAGATAGACATGGCGGCGAAAAAGCTCAACCTGAAGATCAGGCAAGGCGAAACTTTCCTCCGGGTAATCCGGTGGGAGACGCCGCCATTTATCTACAAAGCCATCACTGCGATTACGCAGTCTGGGCCGGTGGGCATCACTTCGACTGCACACGGTCTCAAGACGGGCTGGCGTGTGGCGGTGGTCAGCGTAGGTGGGATGTATGAGATCAATGCTCTGAACGACCCGCCGCGTGACAATGAGTTCAAGCAGTGCACGTACGTAGACCCAGACACGATTCAGATCAACAACGTTAACTCTACGCCGTACACTCCCTATACGTCGGGTGGATACCTGCAGTTCTACACACCAGTCGATCTAGTGGGCTACACCGCCCGCATGACGATCAAGACCAAGATCGGTGGAACCATCTTGCTGGCGCTAGTCAGCCCCACAGACATCGCCATCGACAATACGAATCATACGATCACCATCACCATCACAGCGACAGCGACCGCGGCGCTGACGTGGACACGCGGTGTGTACGATTTGGAAATGGTAGGACCGACAGGGATCGTTACGACGATCTTTAGTGGTACGGTTGATGTGACGGAGGAGGTCACTACGTGACACAGGCGGTATGCACAAGCTTCAAGAAAGAACTTTGTATCGCAACACACAATTTTGCTGCGGCGGGGGGACATGCTTTCAAATTTGCCTTGTACACGCCTTTAGCGACACTCAATGAGACCACGACGGTTTACTCATCTTCGGATGAAGTAGTCGGTATGAATTATACGGCAGGAGGGTTCGCGCTCACGAACGTCAATCCCAGTACTTCAGGCACAACGGCTATGGTGACATTCTCTGCCAACCCGACTTGGACAAGCGCCACTTTTAGTACGAGCCAAGCCTTGATTTACAACACGTCGGCGGGCAATAAAGCCGTGGCGGTGCTAGACTTTGGCGGAACCCAAACGGTCTCTGCGGGGGACTTTGTAATTACTTTCCCTGCCGTGACCTCAACTACCGCGTTACTGCGGCTAACCTAAGGGGTATTATGGAAATCATCGATCTGAGTAGTATAGTTTCGACGACATTGGGTGACATTCCGGAAAACGATTTGGAGATTGTGCTGGCTCGTGAAGATGCCCGCGATACTTGGGTCATTCAGCGAATTTTTACGTACAAGGGCACTGCGTATCCTGAAGCTGTTGGCACGGTCGTACGGCAAGATGCGTGGGTGACAATCAAAAACGGCCAAGGCGCTAGTGCCGAAGCTGGACTATAGGAGCTAGATCATGGCAAATAGTGCTGGACTTTGCACTTCTTTCAAGACCGAGTTGATGCTCGGGGGGCACCAGTTTGGCGCTATTACGCTTATCTCGCGTACGAGCTTGACTGCGCCGACGACTGATACGTTCAAGATGGCGCTGTACCAAACTTCGGCAACTATCAGTCCTGCTACTGCTGTATATACTACGTCAGGAGAAGTAGCAACGGCGGGTGGCTACTCTGCTGGTGGTGCAACGGTGACCAATGCCACAGCGCCAACTAGCTCGGGTACGACTGCGTACTGGACGCCGAGCGCGTCAGTGTCGTGGACTGGCGTGAGCTTCACTACGGACTGCGCACTGCTGTACAACTCAACACAGACCGTAGCCTCCTTCGGGCGTGCTGTTGGCTCGTACACTTTCTCGTCGCAGACCGTGTCGGGCGGCAACTTCACATTGACGATGCCGACGAATGCTGCCGGTACGGCTCTCATTCAGATCGCGTAAGGAGGAACCATGCCGCTCTATTCGGGTGGGTTCAATTCGACAGTTGGGACGACGACCGCGCCGTGCTTTGACATCAAGGCTTCGGCTACGAACTCTCCGAGACTGCTGGAGTTAGCTATCAGTGTTACGACAGCCGCAGCGTCTACCTACTTGATCGGTCGCCCCGGCAATGATGGCTCGGTCGCGCAATCCTCAGCTACGTTGCTGCAAGCGGAAGATACGCTTGCTCCTGCTGCGCAGACAGGGACTGCAGTGGCGTGGAGTACAGCGCCGACAGTTCCTGCGGCGACGTTGCGACGAGTGATTTTTCCAAACACGGTGGGCGCTGGCATCATCTGGACATTCCCGCGCGGCATCCTCATGGCCGTGAGCAAAGGACTCGTCGTATGGAATGTTGCGGCTAATAGCTCTAGTGTGAACTTCGTAGTCGTGGTAGACGAATAAGGAAATGACATGGCTATCTATTCGCAAACAGCACTTACGACGGTCACAACTACGGGTGCGCCTGCGTGGGATGTGAAGGCGTCGTCAGTCAATTCGCCGCGTGTCATGGAGATTGGTCTGTCTCTCGGCGCAGCTACGGCATCAACGTATGGTCTCGGTCGGCCTGCGAACGATGGCTCAGTGGCGCAAACAACTCCTGTTCTTTTGAATGCGGAGAACCCAAATGATCCGGCTTCGCAGACAGGCACAGCGGTGGCATGGGGTACGGCACCTACAGCACCGACGATCTTTCTGCGACGGGTAGCAACAGTCGCGGCGATCACGGGCGGTGTTCTATGGACGTTTCCCCGAGGTCTTTCGTGCGCGGTATCGAAGGGGCTTGTTGTGTGGAACCTCGCAACGAATTCGGCCAGTCTGCATGTGTGGATCGTTGTAGACGAATAAAGGATTCACATGGCTCTCTACTCGCAAGGACAGGTTACGACGGTATCAGGTTCTGGTGCGCCGTCATTCGATCTGAAGTGTTCCGCAACGATTTCAGCGCGGCTCTTGGAATTCGGGGCATCGTCGGCGGCGGCAACGCAATGCACGTACGGATTGGGACGACCGGCGAATGACGGCTCGGTGACGCAAACGACTCCGGTTTTGCTGCAGGGGGAGGATGGAAATCTCGGCGCGGCGGTCGCACAGACGGGCACGGCAGTAGCGTGGAGTGCGGCACCTACGGTGCCCACGGTGTTTCTACGCCGGATCAACACGGCGGCGCAGATCGGCGCTGGATTTGTGTGGGTGTTTCCGCGCGGGATCAAGTGCGACGTGAGTAAGGGTCTTGTACTGTGGAATCTTGTCGCGTCTAGTGCGAACGAACTGATATGGGTGGTGTGCGATGAGTGACGAATACTCGCGTGATCCTGACGATCTGCACGGCGACACGAAGGTTGCCGTGATCGAAGTTGCCATTCGCCGCAACGGGGCGATGTCCGTGGCGGGAGCGATCAACGATCTCCCGATGGCGCTGGCCATGCTCGATCAGGCCAAGGACACAGTGCGCAACCATCACATGCGGATCAACGCGGGGAAGCAAATCATTACTCCGTCGTATGACGTTGACGCAAAGGTGCTGCAATGAGCTTCTTCATGGGCCTTACTGCTGCCCCCATTGGCATCAACTGGGGTGTCTTGGGAATTCACGACGAGGAAAAGGACGACCGGTTCGATGCGCGTCCTCCGTACGTCTATCGCAAGAGTTCGAACGGTTTCTCGTACGACGGCTACGGGCACTTCACGCAGTGGCCTGCTTCGCGTGGTATTTGCGGCGACGCGATTTCTTATTGGGCTACGGCGGATGTGTGCACGGCGCGGTCAGGGTACGAAGTGTGGAATGGTGCGGTTGGCGGATCAGCACGGGGGTATTTCATCACTGGCAAGTGTTTTGACGGCTCCAACAATCCGCTTGGTGGTGCAACCCTCGATCTATTTCTGACGGCTTCCGATTTGAAAGTGAACTCAGGTACGACGGACTCCAACGGAGTCTACTCGATTGCTACGCCATACACCGGGCAGAATCATTACGTTGTTGCGAACTATGGACCCAACACTTTAGTTGGGGCTTCAATCGATACACTGCAGCCTGCTTCTGCACCGTGGTAAGAACACCAAGCCTCACAATGATATGGAGGGGCTTGTGGCTACCTAGCTAATATATCGGAGAAACAAATGCCTCTGACCAAACCGGAAATCGACGCACTGAAAGCCACTGCTGCTACGTTGACGACAAACACGGTGGACCGTTCGTGCTACATCGCAGAATTGGCGTGGGGCACGAAGTACATCGGTCCTATCCAATTGCCTGAATAATGGCGATCACTTCTTCTGCCGTGTCCGTCGAGAACCCGCAGATCGACGGGCGGCGTTGGGTCGCGGAAGCGCACTCCGATGCGGTAGGGGTCTGCGCGCGGCTGTCGTACCTCGGGCAGTCCGATGCGACCAGTACGGCGCAGGGTATCGCCAATGCGCGGGCCGCACTCTTGGACGCGCAGCTTGCGGATGCGGAGTGTTTGGATCGAGTGCAGATCGACGCCACGCCGTTGCCTCTGCGCTTCCAGACCGCCGCGCAATTCGTTGATCGACTCCGCTCCTTCTACCGTTCGCTCGACCGTGAGGATTTGGCGCGGCTGGCACGGTGGATCACGCGGCGCATTGACGACGGGACGGTGACGGTCGCGCAGTTGCGCAACGCATGGGGGCTGACGGTGGGCGAATGGGCAACGTTGGAGAGTAAGATGCGGACGTTGCGGGCACAGATTGAAGCCATCGACGCGGCGGTGGGCGAATAATGGCCATTTTTTACGTCCGGTCCACCGATGGTAACAACGTCGATTCGGGGGCAACGTGGGCATTGGCAAAGGCGACGCTTGCGGGTGCGTTCTCGGCTTGTGCGGCGGGCGATACGGTTTATGTGTCGCAGGTTCACGCGGAAACGCAAGCATCAGCAATGAATTTGGGGGGACCGGGCAGTTCCGCCAATCCGGTAAAGGTTGTTTGTGTCAATGATGGGGCGGAACCGCCGACAGCACTTGCAACAAGCGCGACCATTACGACGACGGGCAATAGTGCGTTCGACATCTACAACAACACTTTTTATTACGGGATCACGTTTAGCTGTGGCTCCGGCGCGGTCAGTGCACAAACGAAACTTGCGTCGTCGGGGGGGAATTCGCGGTTTGAAAACTGCAAATTCATCAAGGCCGGGACAGTCGGAAACACGGCCGCGTTTCGCCTAGCAGATTTAGGGTCGGGAAGGCTTGAGCTAAATAACTGTACGTTTAAATTCGGCGCCACGA